GGTGTCCGACCTTCAGATCAAACACATCACCGTTTGAAGATGTATATGTTAAAATCATGCGAACTGCACCCCCATATCACGCATTATCCGACCCGCTTCTCTGTTGTCCCAGTAAATCCGCACGTTTGCATTTTCAAGACCATGTGCAGCGCCTGCTGCAACTGCAGCATAAATCTGGTCAGCATCAAAGCCAATCCGCAGGTTGTCAGTCGAATTAATCTGCTGACCGCCCGGGAATGTGACAACCGTGCTTTGCTGGACAATCGAATCAACCCCAAGGATTTCCCCCGTCTGCTGATACAGGTCTAACGCTCTGCTTCTTTTTGCCGATGACAGCGGAATAACAACTTCCGGCTGATTTCCTTCAGACAGCCATGACAACTGTTCCGTGTTGGTGAAACCACCTTCAGCATGATGTGTTGGTGATGATACCTTCTGAACAAGCTGCTTGATTGTTGCTGTTATCGGATTGTTATTAAACCATGTCTGCAAAGCTGACCTGGCTTTTTCGGCAGCGTCTGAAACGGACACGCTTTCAACTTTTGCTGTCGGTTTCAATTTTGCAGATATTTTATTAGTTGCGGATGTGGTAACTGACTCAGGCACGTCAATGCTTTTCACGGACGGATCATAGTTTGTTCCGTCAATGATCTGTTTTGAACTGCTTGAAGCCTGCTGTGCTGCTGCGCTTGCTGTCGCAGGCAGTCCAGAATAGCCTTTCTTCAAGTTTGCATCCGTTTGAGTGCCAGTTGTCTGCGCATTCTTCACAAGGTTCTGGAAAGTGGTCTGCACAGACGTAAAGGCATTTGAAGCGCTTGTCTTTAAGCTCTGGAACCCTTGCGTTTTACCAAGCGCATTCAACGATGTAATGACATCAATCACGGCAGCATCCGTCTTTGTCTTGAAGTCACTGGAAATATATGTTTCGACCTCTGCAAGGTTGTCTTTGACGGCGCTGTTTGCACCGAACTCACTTAGGATACTGTTGAAGGTGTCCTTGTCGTTGTCCATTGCATCAACAAGTAACTGCGCATAGGCAGCACCGTCAACGCCCATATCGTTGATTGACTGCACAAGGGCTTTGAAGTTCGGATCGGACGATTTAACAGCTTCAGCAGACAAGCGTTTCATGTTGTCGGCATAGTTGGTCATGCCCTTTGTCTGACTTTGCAGGTTCTTCAGCAGGCCAGAAGCCGTCAATTCTGTTTCCTGCTCCCATTCGTCAAACAGTCCGATCTGCTTATCGATGCTGTCTCGTGTTGCCTGATAAAGGTCATCCCATGCTTTCGACTCTTCGCCAAGCTTTGACAGGGCTGTTGCTACAGCATTTGTAAGTTCAGCAGCACGCAGTTTAACGGCTGCCGTGTTGGACTCAGCTGCAGCCGTGTTGCTTTCCATTGCGGCTGTGTCCTCTTCTGTTGTCTGCTTGGTTTCTTCAATCTGTCCTGCTAAATCGTCTGCTGCCTGTTCGTATTCCGTGATTGTCGTTTCAGCTTCGTCATAAACGGCTTGCGCTTCTTCTGTTGTAGATGTCAGTTCTTCCTGTCTGGATGTGGCTGTTTCAATATTATCTGAAACTTCCGTCAACTTCTGTTCATAATCGTCATACGTCATTACGAAGTTTCCGGCAGCATCAACAACGTTACCGGTGGAGTCCTGCAGCAGATTATCAAGTTCTGCTTTTTCTGCCTCCAAGCCGTTTATCACTTCCAGGTTGTCGGCTTCCTGCTTTCTGGCCTTTTGCAGAGCAATAGACGCTTCAGCCAGTTTTTCATAACCTGCCTTTGATGCCTTGGTGTAGGCTTCAAGCAGGGACATTCGTCTGGCATTCTCAACATAGTTTCTGATTTCACGGGTGCCCTTATTCAGCTTGCCAGTTGACTCATCAATGGACAGTGACAGGTTCGGATACATTGCGTTCAACTGACCGACAATGGTTTTCATCCGTGCCTGCTGTTCAGCCGTCAAGCTTGACTGTTTTTCAAGTCCTTCAAGTTCCGTGATAAGTTCGCCTGCAACGTCTGCCTGTGCGTTGATCGCATCAATGTCAGCCTGCGATGCTTCCATTGTTTCCTGTAGGCTTCCTGTTGCGCTGTCCAGTTCTCCGACAACAGACGATGTGTTGGTGACAAGTGTCTGGACATCTCCATCAAGATAGCCGACATCCCTATCCATCGTGTTAAGTGCAAACGCTAACCCACCGACTGCAAGAATTCCCAATCCTGCAGGCGATGTCAAAAGGCCAATTGAACCAGATATGTTTCCGACCGCTGTGACAACCTTTCCGGCTGCATCAACGACATTTCCGAAAGCTGAAAGAACCGGGCCACCTATAGCAAAGGCAGCAATCGTATTAACAACAAAGTCCTGTTCTTTTGTGTCGAGGCTTCCGAACCATGTGGCAACCTGTTCAACCTTTTTGCCGAACTCCTCTGCCGCAGGTGCAATGTTCTCAAGGATGACACCGCCGACCTCTGCACCAAGACCTTTCAGCTTGTTCATCGTAATTGTGAACTGGTCGGCAGGGTCTAACATGCTGTCGAACGTTGTTTCGACTGATCCAAGGTATGTATCAGCATCTGTTGACAGGCTTTCAAACGACAGCGACCCCTGCGAACAGGCTTTATAAATTGCCGGACCGGCCTTCTTTCCAAACAATTCAATTGCAGCGTTCAATTTTTCCTGATCGCTTGCAGACGATGCCATGATACCCTGAAACTCACCAAGCGCTTCCGGCAGCGTCTTGCCTTCTTCGTTGGCATTAGACAGCGCCTTAGTCAGACCAGACATGACGGTTTCAGTGTTAGCGCCGGATGTTTCAACGTCACCCAAGAAGCTGGCAGCTGAAAAAGCATCCATGCCCATGTCCTGCAAGGCTGCGGCGTTCTTGATCATGGACGTTTCAAGGGTATCCATTGAAATTCCAGTATTCTGCCCGGTCTTGTTCAGCGCATCCAGAAGCGCTCCTGCATCCGATGTTTCAAGGCCGAATGCAGCCATAACCTTTTGAACGTTGTCAACAGACGATGAAACATCTGTGTCATTCAGTTCGGCAAACTTAATGAACTTTCCCGACAAGTCTTCAAGTTCTGTTCCTGTCAGTCCGAAACGTGTGTTGACTTCACCAATGGCACTTCCAGCCGCCTCAAAAGATGTGGGCATTGTGGTTGCAAGCGTTTTAGCAGACTCCTGCAAATCTTCAAGTGCCTGCCCTGTTGCGCCTGTCTTCTTGACAACAATGTCAAGTCCTTCATCCACCTCATTCCATGCAGCGATAGAAGCAGCACCAAGTGCAGCAATCGGAGCTGTCACTTTCTTGGTTAAGGTATCGCCCACGCTTTTCATTTTCTTTCCGGCATTCTGCATGGACTTGCCGACATTCTCCAGGGATTTCGGCAGCTTATCCAAGTCAGACTGCATTTTATTTAGCGTGGTTTTTGCGTTGGCAACAGCTTGTTTCCATTTCTGGGTCTCTGTTGCGTTTTCGCCGTATTTTTCAGCAGATGCCTTTAATCCTTTTTCAAGTTCTTCAACCTGCTTCTCTTGGTTCTTGATCTGCTTCTCAAGGACTTCTCCCTTTTTACGGCTCTTTTCCATTGCGGAAGTCGAATCATCAAAGGATGATTCCAGTTCACGCATTTCGGCAGAAAAGGTCTTTTGCTGAGTGATTAAATCATTAATCTGTTTGCGGTATTCCTTTTCGCCGTCAATTCCGATTTTTGGCCCGATATTAACAGCCATACATTCACCTCACTTGAGCGCCATAAAGTCATTGAAGTCCATTTTCTTCATTTTGCGTTTCTGCTTTGCGTTTCCGTGCGCTATTGCATCGCATTCCATCAAATCCCAAAATTCACCCACAAGGGTTGCAAGGGTGGCTTCACGGCTCATTCCCATTTGCAACCCCATGTAGATGAACCAAGATTGATTCCACTCAATCTTTACTGATCGTCCGTTTTTTTTGGTGCCTCGCTGGATGTCACACGGCGCTTGCTTCCTTCGTCCTTTGCGGTCTTGACCGCTTTCAGTACATCTTCCAGTTCATAAGGCATCAGCTTATCAAGTTCATCTTTCGTGATGAACTCCTTTGTTCCGTTGATCTCTGCATAGGCTCTTGACATGAATTCGGCCTCGACCAGCTGCGCAGTGAACACGGATGATTTGCTGTTAGCAACGCACCAATCCTGATACCTGCTAACAGCGCCGACAGTATACAGGAAGCCGACTTCTTTTTCCCTGATCTTCATTTAACCGCTCTCCCCTCAAATCGTCATGAAATGTTGAACTTGTCCTTGATCACATCTTCAGCAGCAGCCTCGGTTGACTTACCTTCACCGATGTACTTCCACGTTCTCTTTGCATCTTCTGCGCGTTTCAGCGTGGCGGTCAGCGTCTGGGTCTGCCAGTCGATGCTCTCTTCCTGCGTGGCAGCTTCAACGCTCGGGAACTGGAACGCTGCACGGGGATAGATCACAGGAACGAATGTTGTCACACCGTCCTGCATATATCTGACAACAAAGCCAATGCCAACATCCGGAATGTGCTGGTCATCATCATATGCCATCAGACCATCTTCGTCAGGTGCCGGAAGTCCCATGATAAGCTTTTCAGCACTCTGCTCAAGTCCTTTGACCTCAAGGGAAAGTTCGCCGGATGTGAACACGCCGGACTCCGTTTCAGAGATCACGTTATCGGCATAGAAGTCATTATCGTCTGCCTGAT